ACCGCTTAGCGACCCGTCAAGCGGACCCTTGAAGCAGCCGCTAAGCCAGAAAGAGAAAGAGAAAGAGACAAAGAAGAGGGCAGGTCAAAGTCAACAGCCCCGGCGTGGTTCTCAACGCTCTGGGGAGAGTAATCAGTCATCTCACGTAACCACCGCTACGCGTGCGCGAGACGACGCCGACGACGACCTGAGCGACCTCGACGACGACACCGCCGAGCCCCCGTTCTGAGGCGACGTGAGATGACTGATCTTGATCACCTGATACCAACCGTGACCCGCGAATTCGCGGGCGCAACCGGGGGCCACGTGATCACCGACGGCGAGGCCCGGGGGATCATCTCCCGGTGCCTCGCCGGACGGGCCGTCACCAGCCCCGCCGCGTACGTCGTCCACGCGATCCGCAACGCGCCCGACCCGTTCGCGCTGCTGCCCGACCTGTCGGAACCACAGCACGCCCCGGCCACGGCCAGCGGCCACCGGCACCCAGCCGGGCGGGCAGTCCGCGACGTGATCCCGAACTACGACGAACGCCGCGCCCAAGTGCTCGCGTTCTACGCCGACGCCGAACGCCGACGCGCCGAACGGCTCCAGGCCGCCGAGCAGACCACGGCCACGAACGAACCACCGCGCGGCATCACCGACATCGAACTACCAACACCACGACAGCCGCTCGACGACATCGACCCCGACGAATGGGACAACACCGCATGATCATCGTGAGCATGGCCATCACCGCCATCGCAACCGCCGTCACCATGACCGCCATCGCCCTACTCGCAGTCGGCATGCTCGCCCGCGAAACCACCCGGCTCGCACGACGCCACCGCAGCCAGCAGCCCGACCCTGCCACCAGGGATAACATCGCAACGTGACCTCAGTGGCACCCGCTGCTACCCTGACCCTGAGCGGGAGTTGCAGGGCACCCGCCCACCTCCGCCGGGTGCACGCCGCAGCCCTACCAGCGGCGCGCACCCGGCCACCACACCACGACGAGGGGGACCACGGATGGCACTGGCGATCATCGACCGGGCACGCCGCCTGCTCCGCCTCACCGCCCGCCAGCACGACAACGGCGACGTGATCGTGATCGGACCCCGGTGCATCGCCACCCCAGACCGGGCAGTCATCAGCTGGGAAGGCGTCAACTACGTTCCGCAGCCCGAGCCGCGCGATGCCTAGCCGCCCGCCCGCAGCCTGCAACCACCCCGGATGCGTCAACACCAGCCCATGCCCCGACCACCCCCGCGCCCGCTGGGCCGAAGGATCCAGGGGCCGCCGGATGCCGAAAGACTGGGACGCGACACGCCGTCGCATCCTCAGACGAGACGGGCACCGCTGCCAGCTCTGCGGGGCCACGGCCACCGAGGTAGACCACATCGTCCGAGGCGTCGAGCACGACGGCAACCTTCGGGCGCTGTGCCGTGCCTGCCACCGGGTCAAGACCCAGGCCGAAGCCGCGGAAGCAGGCAAGGCGGCCCGGGAAAGGCAGCCCCGGGAAAGCCCCGGAATGCCGTTCTCCCGATCCCGGGCCAGCTCCCGGGAGAATCCGGTACCCCCTGGTTTCCAATCACCTCACAGCCCCCTGTAGTCACAGAGGGGAACAGGGAAAACGCATGGCCTACGTCATAGCCCACGAGTACGCCGAGGTCGACACCGGCAGCGTCCAGCCACACCCCGACAACCCCCGCGTAGGCGACACCGACAAAATCGCCGAGTCCATCGAGGCAACCGGCTTCTTCGGCGCGATCGTCGTCCACAAGGCCACCCGCAACATCCTCGCGGGCAACCACCGCTGGCAGGCCGCCCGCAGGCAGCGCATCAAGAAACTCCCCGCGATCCTGCTCGACTGCGACGACGACACCGCCCGGCGCGTCCTCCTCGCGGACAACCAGTACGCCGAGCTGGCCACCTGGGACGACGAAGCACTCATCAAGCTTCTCAACGACCTCGCCGTCACCCCCGACGCGCTCGCCGGAACCGGCTTCACCGATGACGACCTCGCCAACATCATCGCCCGCGCCAACCCCGACCTCCCCGACGGGTTCAAGGAACTGACCCCCAAGGACGACCAGGACGACGAAGTGGCCCTGGTCGAATGCCCCGAATGCGGGCATGAATTCGCCGTATGAGCAGCAGCCAGGCCCGCCCCGTCTACCGCGACCGCCTCAACGAGCTCTGGTCGGCGGCCACCGCGCCGCGCGACGACGACGCCCCCACCGTCGTCTCCACGTTCGCGGGCATGGGCGGCTCAACCACCGGCTACCTCGCCGCGGGTTTCCGCGAAGTCCTGGCCGTCGAGCAGCAGCCGCACGCCGCCGCGTGCCTCGCCCTCAACTTCGGCTGCGACATCCACGCCGACGACATCACCAGCCTCGACCCCGCCAAGCTCCCGCTCGCCCCCGGAGAGCTGGACGTCCTCGACGGGTCGCCGCCGTGCCAGGGCTTCAGCTCCTCCGGCCTGCGACGCAAGGACGACCCCCGCAACCGGCTCTGGTGCCAGTTCGCCCGCCTCGCCGAAGCCTGGAAGCCCAAGGCCCTCGTCATGGAGAACGTGCCCCTGATCGCGTCAAGCCCCGTGTTCGCCATGGTCCGCGCCGAACTGGACCGCATCGGCTACCGCACCCGCGCCGCGATCCTCCCCGCCGCCCTGTTCGGCGCCGCCACCGACCGCAAGCGGTTCATCCTCGTCGGCATCCGCGACGACATCGGGCGCGACCCCACCCACCCGAAGCCGGACCACCGGCCCGTCACCGTCAGGGAAGCATTCGCCGCCCTCCCCGGCGACACCATCCCGGCCCCGGAGATGCCCGCCCGGTTCGCGGGACTGGCCCGCATGATCGAACCCGGCAGATGCGGCGGCAAGGCACTGTCAGCCAGAGGCGGCCGCGAATCCTACTGGTCCGTCAAGCGCCTGTCCTGGGACAAGCCGAGCAACGCGATCCCCTCCACCTTCCGCAAGCACACCAGCGGGTTCATCCACCCCGACGAAACCCGCTACCTGACCATCGCGGAACTCATGCGCATCCAGTCCGTCCCCGATGGCTACCGCTGGCCCGAGGGCACCACGTACAAGGACGCGCACAACCGGATCGGCAACAGCGTGCCGCCCCTGCTCATGCACGCCGTGGCCGCCCACGTCCGAGGGCTGCTGACGGGAGGCGCGTGATGGGACGACGGGGACCAGCGCCGAAGCCAACCGCCCTACGCGTCCTGTACGGAGACAAGCCGTCGCGGATCAACATCTCCGAGCCGCAGCCCCGCGACCTCGCCCCGGCAAAGCCATCGTGGCTGTCCCGGTACGCCGCAGAGGAATGGGACCGCGTCATACCCGACCTTGCCGCAATGGGCACTGTCAAGGCCGTGGACGCCTCCGCCCTCGCCGCCTACTGCGAAGCAGTCGCCAGGCTCCGCGTCACGTCCGAGATCGTGGCCAAGGCCGGGCCGCTCCTCGTCGGGCGCGACGGCCAGGCCCGCAAGAACCCAGCCGTCGCGCAGGCGAGGGATGCCAGCAACGAGGTACGCGTCTGGGCCCGCGAGTTCGGCCTCACCCCGTCCGCCCGGTCGCCGCTGAAGGTCGAGCACAGCACCACGGGCAGCACCGCGGCACGCCTCCTGTCGTCCTGACACCAGTTCCCGGCAGCCTCCCGCAGTTCCCGGCAGCCCTAGGCCGTGGTCGACTATATCGCTGACTTGGAACGCGTCACGCCCCGTGACCAGTTCGAGCACAGCCCGCGCCGCGCCCGGCACTCGAACAGTCACGCCGTGACCGCCATCACGCGACGCATGACACGAGATGCACGACACGAGACCTAGACCACGAGATGCACGTCACGAGACCCAGGCAACGAGACAGCCGTCACGAGATCCACGCCACGTGAACTGGATCACGAGACCCACACCACGAGACCTAGACCACGCGACACCAGTCACGAGACCCACACCACGAGACACCCGTCACCGGGCATACGGCCTGGCACCAGGCACGCCACACCAGGCACCCGAGCACACGCCCACCGAACAGGCACACGGGCACCAGGCCACGGGCACCGGCCACGCCGAACGGGTGGGGGGTGACCCTCGCCACCGGAACTTTTCCCGAGCGGACGCGACTCCCGGCCTCCGGCCGGGCAGGTTTTCGAAATTTCCGGCGTGCCGAAAACCTGGCCGAATGTGGCCCCCGTCGCGCGGCCCCGGTCACGAGAACCAGGTCACCCCGAGATCCGGATCGGCCGGGGGCTCGCTTCCTCCGGGACTGGCCCCAGGAGCCACAGAAAGGCATTCTCAGGGGATTTAATGCTGGGCCTGCATAGGAACATGGGGAAGAAATCCGGTCCTGGAGAATGGCTCTTATCGAGTTTTTCGGAATGGTGCTCGGTGACCGGAGTCGCGCGGAAATCGGGAGTCATGGCCACCCCGTGGCTGTTGTACATGGTGCAAGACAAAAACAACAGAAAAGAGGGGATACACCGATTAGGGCCATGTGGTCAGGGTCGTGCGATATGAGTCGCGCGACCCGGGTCGCACCGAAATCGGGAGCAATGAATCCCCGATGGCTGTTGTAAGAGATGGAAGGGAAATCCCCCTCCAGTCCCCTAGGGGACACGATTCTCTCCCGTGTTCGCGGGGGTCAATTCAAAAGAGGAATCTGTCATGCCTGCAAAGCGAAATTCTGCCCAGGAGCCTGACGAGACCCAGGTCACGGAGACCGGGGACGAGACCCAGGTCACGGACAAGCCGGACGTGTCGGACAAGGATGGGATTATCACGGTTAACGTGGCAATTGCCATCAAGATCGATCCGGAGAAGTGGGCCACCAAAAGCGTGGACGTTCTGGAAGCGATCACGACGCGGATCATGGCCGAAAAGGGACTCGACAAGGATGCTGCCCGGAAGCGGGCCGAGATCATTATCGAGTCCGGCCTTGAGGACATGGTCATGCCCAAGAACGCGGGCGGTGCCAACGACGTGCGTCGCGAGATTCGCGAGTACGTTCTCACGCAGTCGGCCATTCTCGACCGCCTTACGGCAGCCGGGGCCACGGTCGAGCTCAACGAGGCACGTCGCACGAATCACAAGCCGAAGGAGTAGCCATGAGGAATGGAGAGATCCACGAATGGACCTATGACGAAGACAACGAGGCCTGGGTCACCGATCTTGATGACGGTGACTACCTGGCCGTGAAGGCCGGACCGAACTGGGACCCGCCATTGATGATGATCATCAACTGACGCGGCACCGGTCGCGTGCCGCATGGCAAAAAGCCACGCACCCCGCTGGGGTGCGTGGCTTTTTTGTGCCGCGAATAGTCGACCACTGCCGGTGGCTGCTGGTCGCGGTTACGGAGCTCCTGGCCGCGCATGGCGTGCTGTCGAGAGCTGCCGGAAGCCGCCCAGGGAGCCGCGCGGCCCCAGTCCGCGGCACCGGCCGGAGCCTGCCCGTGGTCGGCAGCCACCGGCAGCGGGCAGCCGTCCAGGTCAGCGGACATCAGCGGGCCTTCGCGCACGTCACGGCTGGCACGGCATGATATGCACATGCCCGCACAGGATCGCCGCCGTTTCCCCAAGTGCGGCAAGGTATTCGACAGTCGTGAATGCGCGAGGAAAGGCGAGCATCTGTGTGAGCCCCGTGCGATGCATGCCCTGTCGTTCTTCGCGGAACTCCTCGTCCACACGAAGGGCGACTTCGCGCGCAAGCCGTTCGTGCCCGCCGCGTGGGAGCAGGACGAGGTGATTGTGCCGCTCATGGGCACCGTGGTGTGGGACGAGTCCCGGCGCCGGTACGTGCGCCGCTACCGGGAGCTGTACCTGTCCACGGGCAGGAAGAACGGCAAGACGGAACTCATCGCGGGCCTCATGCTGTACGTGCTGGTCGGCGTCGGGGAAGACGGCGGCGAGCTGTACGGCCTGGCGCTCGACAAGGACCAGGCCGCGCTGGCATGGCGGGTCGCGGCGCGGATGGTCGAGCTGTCCCAGCCGCTCCGCGAGCGCCTCGACGTGGCCAGGGCCGCGCAGCGGATCGTCGACCCGCGTTCGTCGTCGTTCTTCACCGTCATCGCCGGGGATGCCCTCGGCGCGCTGGGGTCCAACCCGAGTGCCGCCTACATCGATGAGCTCCTGGCGCAGCCGAACCGCGAGATGTACGACGCGCTGAGGACCGGTTTCGGGACCCGGGCCGAGCCGCTGCTGATCCTGGCGACCACGGCGGACAGCGACCCGGGCGGGTTCGCCGCCGCTGAGCGCGAGTGGTCGGAGCGGGTGACGGCTGATCCGTCGCTGGACCCGGCGCGGCTGGTGGTGCTCCACGCGGTGCCGAGGGACGCCGACTGGTCCGACGAGGCGAACTGGCATCTCGCGAATCCCGGGCTCGGCGATTACCTGGACATCCGGGTGCTGCGCGACGAGTACGCCAAGGCGGTGAAGAACCCTGCCGAGGAACGCGCGTTCCGCCAGTTCCGGCTTAACCAGCAGTCGAAGCAGGCCGGGCGCGCCATCGACATGACGGCGTGGGAGCAGGGGGCGGTGCCCCCGCCGGAGCCGCTGGCGGGCCGGGCCTGCTGGGCGGGCCTTGACCTGGCCTCGACGTCCGACCTGGCGAGTTACGCGCTGGACTTCCCGGACGGGAACGGCGGGCACGATGCCGTCTGGCGGGTGTTCTGCCCGGAGTCCGCGGTTTCCTCGCTGGACCGGCGGACGGGCGGGAAGGCGTCGGCGTGGGCGGCGGCGGGGGTCCTGACCGTGACCGAGGGGAACGTCATCGACTACACGGCGATCAAGGTCGCGCTGCGGAAGGACGCCGAGACCTACGACGTGCGCGAGGTGGCGTTCGACCGGTGGGGCGCGACGCAGCTTTCCACGGAGCTGATCGAGGAAGGGTTCCCGCTGATCCAGTTCGGGCAGGGGTTCGCGTCGATGGCCGCGCCTACCCGGGAGCTGCTGAGGCTGATCGCGGGCGGCCTGTACCGGCACGGCGGCAACCCGGCCGTGACGTGGCAGGCAGGGAACCTGATCGTGCGGACGGACCCGGCGGGGAACATGAAACCCGACAAGGAACGGTCAGGCGAGAAGATAGACAGCATGGTGTGCGCCGTGATGGCGCTGGACCGGGCACTGCGCGGGGCGTCCGCTCCGCCGGAAGAGGACTACATTGCCGCCGGATGGTGAGGGGACACTGATGGCTGAGCACGACATCGGGCGCCTGCGGAGCATGGCTGCGCGCAAGCTCGACTTCCAGGCCGGGCGCGCGGCCCGGTACCAGCGGTACTACGACGGTGAGCAGGACGTGCCTGTCATCCTGGACACCGACGAGCGGCAGGCGTTCCGCCGGTTCCTCGACGAAGCGCGCGCCAACTGGTGCGAACTGGTCGTGAACGCGGTCGCGGAACGCCTCCAGGTCGACGGGTTCCAGTTCTCCGGGGCCGACTCGGTCGCGTGGGACATCTGGCAGGGCTCCCGCATGGACGCCGACGCCGAGCTGGTGCAGACTGACGCGCTGGTGACTTCCTCGGGGTTCGTCCTGGTCCAGGCCGACGACGACAGCGCGGCCGGGGTGGTGATTAGCCCGGAGTCCCCGTATGAGGCGTGCGTGCTGTACGAGCCGGGGAACCGGCGGAAGCGGATCGCCGGGTACAAGCGGTGGACCGATCAGGACACGGGCCTGGTGACAGAGATCCTGCTGACCCCGGACGTGATCGCGACCTGGCGGGGGCATGATGCCGTCCCGGAGCTGGAAGCGAACCCGGCGGGGGTCGTGGGCATGATCGAGATCATTGCCCAGCCGCGCACCTACGGCCCGGCAAGGTCCGAGCTGGCCCCCGCGATGCAGATCCAGGACAGGATCAACACGACCCTGTTCAACCGGCTCGTGGCCACCGACTACGGGGCGTTCCGGCAGGTGTGGGCAACCGGCGTCAAGGTCGCCCGGCAGGTGACCGGGTGCGATGACGACGGGAACCCTGTCAGCAAGCCTGTCCGCCCCTACGACGTGGGCGCGAACCGGCTCCTCGTCGCCGAGAACCCGCAGGCGCGGTTCGGCGCGATCAGCGAATCGACGCTGGGCGGCTACCTGGCGAGCGTCGAGCAGGACGTGAACCACCTGGCCGCGATCACCCAGACGCCGCCCCACTACCTGCTGGGCACGATCGCGAACCTGTCGGCGGACGCGATCAAGGCCGCTGAGGCCGGGCTCGTGGCCAAGACCCGGCGGCGCTCCCGGCACATCGGGGAGGCATGGGAAGAGGTCATGCGCACCGCGCTCACGCTCATCGGGCACCCGGCCGCCGCCGACACGTCAGCGGAAGTGATCTGGTCCGACCAGGAAACCCGCTCCGAGGGTCAGCGCGTTGACGCTCTCGTGAAGATGGCCACCCTCGGGGTTCCCCGCGACGTGCTGTGGCAGCGGTGGGGCGCGACCCCGCAGGAGATCGAGCGCTGGAAGCAGATGGCGCACGAGCAGGCCGCCGCCGACGCGTCCGCCCAGGCCGCCGCGTTCGGCATGGGAGCCTACGACCGCATCCTTGCCGAGGGGAGCTAGTCCCGTGCCGCCCAGGACCAGTAGCACGCCGGGCACCGCGCTGGTGCCGGTCCCGCGCCGGCCGCCGTCGCCCCAGCGGGTCATCCCGCCGGGCACCGTGCCCCCGGGCGTCCCCGACCTGGAGGCCGTGTCGAGGCAGCTCGCGGAACTGTCCCGGCTCTACAACAGCCGCCTTGCCGCCGCGAACACGCGGCTGCGGACCTCGATAGTGGATCTCGCCACGGCGGAACTGGACGGCGGGACCGCAGGCCCCGCCACGCTCGCGGAGGTCGCCGCCGTCGTCGGGCACTGGATCACCGGTGCCGTGCGGTGGGCCGCCGCCGAGGCCGCCGCGTTCCTGCGCGCCCTCGTCGCCCTGGCCCGCAACGCCCGGTCGTGGCTGGTGCGCCCGTTCATGTCAGCCCCGTCCGCCGTCGCGGGGATGAGCGCCGCCGGGGTCCCGGTCACCAGCCTGGCGACTTTCCGCAACGCCGCGTTCGAGCGGATCGCCGCCATCGACCCCGACGCCGCCCTTCACGGGATCTCGACGTGGTGGGACCGGATCGCGGCCAGCGAGCCGCACCGCGCCGCCAACGGCACCATCCTGCACAACGCCGAGACCGACGCGCGGATGACCGGACGCTACCGCCGGGTACCCGAGATCGGCGCGTGCGACTGGTGCGTGAAGATCGCCGACCGGGGGTACGTGTACGCGACCGCCGATTTCCCCGCGCACCCGTACTGCTACTGCGACGCCCTGCCTGAGCTGCAAGAATCCGAGTGGAACACGCGGATGCGCCGCTACACGGCCCGGCGCGTCGCGGACGCGCCCCGGGTACGCCGTACCTGGGACGCCTACCGGCCGGAGGAGCAGACACCATGACCGAAGCCCAGCACGACGGAACGGAACCGGCAGCGGACGACAGCGGGCAGCAGCCCCCGGCCGACGGTGACGGCGCGCAGCAGCAGCGCGACGACGGCAGGCCCGACGACGCGAAGGAGCTGCGCACGACGCTCGCCGCCGAGCGCAAGGCCCGCGTCGGCCTGGAAAAGCAGCTCGCGGAGCTTCAGAAGAAGTCGATGTCCGACGCGGACAAGGCGATAGCCGATGCCCGCGAGGAAGGCCGCGCCGAGGCCCGCACCGAGGCATCGCGGCGCATCGCCGCCGTCGAGTTCCGCGCCGCCGCGCACGGGAAGCTGGCCGACCCGGACGCCGCGCTGGAACTGCTCGACCTCGGGCGGCTGGTCGGGGACGACGGCGAACCGGACAGGGACGCGATCAAGGCCGTGATCGACCGGCTTGCCCCCGTGTCCGCGCCGTCGCCGAAGGTGCCATCCGGGCCGCGCGACACCGTGCCGGACACGGACTTCATCCGGGCGAGCCTGGCCGCGCGCCGGGGCTGAGCTGGACAAACGCCCGCCGCTCCCGCATACTGGCCCCGATGCTCGTGCAGCGGGATGCGGCGGGCAGCCGGTACGAACCCGGGTGCCTCACGAGGCGGGATGCCGAGGCCGGGGCAGCGTGCAGCGGGATGCGGCGCTGGCCAGGTGGCACGCAAAGCGGACTCTTATCCGCGTGCCATCAGGAGCATCCCGCAATGCCAGACTTCCACGGCAACGACGTTTCCGGCGTCATCCCGGAGCAGTTCTCCGCCACGATCATCGAAGAGGCCGCCCAGCAGTCGGCCGCGCTGACGCTGGGCAGCCGGGTGCCGATGGGAACCGGCATCTCGCACATGCCCGTGCCGCGGGCGTTTCCGCAGGCCGCGTTCACCAGCGGCCCCGGTGCCCGCAAGCCGTTCACGTCGCTGAAGGTCGGCCAGGAAACCCTGACCGCCGAGGAGATCGCGGCCACGGTCGCGATCCCGGATCAGTGGCTTGAAGACGCCTCCATCCCGCTGTGGAACTGGGCGCGTCCCCGGCTCGCGGAGGCCATCGCGATCGCGTTCGACGCCGCCGTGTTCTTCGGCACCGACGCGCCGTCCACCTACCCGGCCGGGGGGCTGGTCGCCAACGCGACCGCAATCGCGCCCGGCAGGGACCCGGTCGACACCGTCAACAACGCGATGGGCGCGGTGGAGGCCCAGGGGCTCCAGGTCACTGGCCACGCGGCGGACCTGACCGTCAAGTCCGCGCTGCGCGGCGTCCGCGACGACACCGGGGCGCTGCTCCTCGGGTTCGACCAGGCCGGGGAGGGACTGCGGCAGAGCCTTTACGGGCTGCCGATCTCTTACCAGTCGTTCAGCGAGCGCACCCCGGACTACTTCACCGGGGCGTGGCGGAACCTGATCGTCGGCGTCCGGTCCGATATCCGCTACCAGCTCTCGACGGACGGCGTCATCGCGGACGACCAGGGACGCGTCACCATCTCCGCCTACCAGGACAACGTCACCCTCATGAAGGTCTGGGCACGGTTCGCCGTGGCCATCCTGCACCCGGTGACCGTGCGCCAGCCGGACGGCGCGGTGCCGTTCGCCGTGTCGGCCATCACCGGTACCGGAGGCAACGGCGGGGGCGACGGCGGTGACGGCGGTGACGGCCGCCGGGCCAAGGCCCCGGCCGCGCCGAAGGCGTAGCCGCCGTGACGGACTGGAAGCTGTGGGCACCGCCGCTCGACCCGCCTGAGAGCGGCGGCCTTCCCCTGGACGCCGCCGAGGAGATCGCGGCCGGTCACGAGCGGTGCGACCCGCACCTGATCGCCGCGCTCCAGTGGGAGGCGTACGCGGGGATGCTGCCGCCAGCCCCGGCGGTGTCGTCGGTGTCCACGGGCGTGCAGTCCGTCAGCTATGCCAGCGGCGCGGACGGGGGGACGGCAGGGCTTGCCCTCGCCCGCGCCGCCTGGCACCGGTCGTTTCTCGGGAACGGCCTTGTGTCGGTGCCCCTGTCGGCCCCCGGGCCGCGTGAGACGGGGGACTGCGGGGGGTGCTGCGGATGACGCCGTGCATCACCGGCCTGCTGCTGGCCGCCGACACCGTGACCCTGTTCGGGCCTTCTGCCGGGCAGGACGAACGGGGCTGGGCGCAGCCGGGCAGCGACCCCGCGTGGACCGGCCCCGGCAACCTCCAGCTTGCCCCCGGCCCCTCGGACCCGCGCGCCGCCGGTGGCGGAGGCCACGGCCCCTACGCCCCCGCCGCTGTGGCGGCAGGCCAGCTGTTCCTTCCGCCGGAAGCCGGGGAACCGCGTGACGGCTGGACCGCGCAGGTTCGCGGACGCCGCTGGGTGCTGTCCGGCGTCCGCCTCGTCATCGACCCCGCTGACCCGCTCGGCGGTCTGTCCTGCTGGGCAGCCGATGTCACCGAGGCCCCCGGCGACGAGGAGGACCGGTGAACCGCGACGCCCAGTTCAGCATCAATGACCGGCGAGCGCCGTTCCGGATCGCCGACGCGCAGCTGCAGCGGATCGCCGCCCAGCTCCACCGCGACCTTGCCGCCGCGATGCCCCGCGATACCGGGCACCTGTCCGCCGCGTGGGAAACCGCCAAGGTCCGCGACGCCCACTATCACGTCCGTAACCCCGTCCCGTATGCCCGGCACGTCGAGTACGGCACCAGGACCGTGAAGGCGCGCCCGGTGGTCGGGCGGGTCGTGGCCGCGTACCGGGCGAGGTGGCGCCGGTGACCGCGCCGCCGCTGGTCCGCCAGCCCGACGTGGAAGCCTGGGTGTGGGCCAACCTCAGGCACCTGCCCGGCGTCACGTCGTTCTGCTTCTCCCAGGTCCGGCAGGTCCCCGGCTGGATCGTGGCCGCCAGCATCCAGGTCGACGCCCGCGCCCCCCGTCGTACCCCCGCCGCCGTCCGCGCCGAAGACGCCCGCCTCGCCATGATGGCGCTGCCCGGCGCGGACTGGCCCGAGGGAACCGTCAGCCACGTGGCCGTCACCGAGGGGCCGTTCTTCGAGCCCGACGACGACGGCCGCCCTCGTTACCTCGCACGCTACGAAGTCCGCGTGCATCCCCGCCGCGATGCCATCCCCGCTGCCGGAATCGGCGGGGACACGGGGCGTCCGGCGGCTACTGGCTCCCTGCCTGCTGGCAGGGCATCACGGAAGGAACCGGTATGACCATTCCGCTTAACCCGGACGAACTCCAGGTAGGCACCTCGCACGGGCCGGGCATCTACATGGCCCCCGCCGGGACCGCCGCGCCGCCCGACACCTTCAGCGACTGGGCATCCCCGTGGGAGCCCCTGGGGTACCTGTCCGAGGACGGCCCCACGATCGCTTCCAGCATCGACACCGAGAACCTGACGCCGTGGCAGTCCCGCTCCCCGGTGCGGACCATCATCACCGCGCGGTCCATGACGATGCAGTTCGTCCTGTGGCAGCTCAACGCCGCCACGCTCGCGCTGTACTTCGACGCGGAAACACCGACCACGGCCCCTGACGGGTCGCTGCACATGGACCTGCGCTCCGACAGCCCGCAGCAGCTGCACGCAATCGGGATCGACGCCCGCGACGGCGACCGGGTGCTGCGGCTGGCGTTCCCCCGGGCGTCCCTGTCGGATGCGGGCGACATCCAGCTCAGCGCTGGCGCGCTCGTCCCCCTGGACGTGACCCTGTCGGCCCTCGATGACGCCGGGGTCCTGGCGGAACTCCTCCTCGGGTCCGCGACCGACCCGGGCACCCGCAGCGGCGACCGTGACCGGGCGAAGGTCCCGGCTGTCGGCGGGCCCGCCGTGATCGGGGGCGGGAAGTGACCGATGCGTTCGACCTCGAAGCCGCGGCGCTATCGGCAGAAGCCGAGGCGGCCCCCTTTCGGTTCACCTACAAGGGCGAGGAGTACGTTATCCCGCCCAACGCCCAGTGGCCCGTCTCGGCGGTAGCCGCGATTACCGCCGGGGAGCTCCGCGAGGCACTGCCCGAACTGCTGGGCAAGGACAACGCCCGCAAGCTGCTGGACGCTGGCCTGACCCTCAAGGCGATGGACATCCTCTTCGAGCAGGCCGGCAAGCAGCAGGTAGGGGCAGACAGCCTCCCAAATTCCGGGCCGCCTGCGCGGCGAGGTTCGACCCGGACGTAGAGGCCGCGCTGCTGTCGGCGTTCGGCGTCGATGTCCTTGACCCGAAGGTGTCCGTGCGGCGGATCTGGTCGCTTCTCCAGCGCCTCCCGCCGCACGCCCGCCGGGCCGGCGACGCCTGGTCGACCGAATCCGAGCTCACCGCCGCGCTGATCGACCAGGTAGCGAACCTGACATGGGTCACGCTGCGCGCCGCCGGGGCGAAGGCATCCAGGCCCAAGCCAGTGCAGCGGCCAGGCAGGAACGACCGGGGGCGGCGGGAACCGGAACGGCAGCAGGCACGGGGCAAGGACACCAAGGCCGCCGGATGGTTCGACGCCATTGGCGCGCTCGCGGGAACAGAGGGGGTGAAGGTCCGTGGCGGGTTACAGCTACGCGGGACTGCGCATCCCCGTCGTCGCCGACACCAGCGGGTTCGAAGCCACGATCCGCAAGTCGGCAGCCCAGGCGGCACGCGCCGCCGGGGCCGCCCTGGAAACCAGCATCACCAAGTCCGCCGACCGCGCCGGGAACTCCGCCGCCAAGTCGGTGACCAAGTTCGGCCGCGACATGACCCGGACGTTCACCAAAGCCGGGGAAGACGCCGCGAAGGCATTCGCCAGGACCACCGGCACCGCCGGGACCGTGTTCGAGAAACTTCTCACGGCCTCGATGGGCGCGGCAGGCAATGCCGTGGCCACGCTGCTGAACAAGACCGTGATCCCGTGGGCGTCCGAGGCCGCGAAGAAGACCGCCTCCCGCGTGTTCCTTGACATGCTTCCCGGGCTGCGCGCGGGCGTCGACCGGTACTCCGAGACCATCGGCCTTCTCGCGGCAGGGGCCTACCGGGCCGCGAAGAGCATCCAGCGGGACCTGGCGAACGCGTTTCTCGCGGTGGTGCGCGCCGCAGGCACCGCGTGGACTGCTGTGCAGTCGGCTGCGCAGCGGGCGGCGGACTGGGTAGCAGGCGCATGGCACGCCGCCACGCGCTCGGTGTCGGCCGCGTTCTCGACCGTGCTGTCCGGGATCCGCTCGCTTATTCAGCGGGAAGTCATCGCCCCGTTCCAGGCCATCCGCAGCATCATGCACGGCACCACGCCGTCCATCGAGCAGGTAGCGGCAGCGCTGCGCGGGGTCTCCACCGTCGCGCTCGGGCTTAACCGCGTGCTCAGCCTGGTGACCTCATGGATTTACCGGACATTCGGAGACGACACGCTAGCGTCCGTTGACCGGTACATCGGCCGTGTCTTCCAGGCGGAACGCGCTCTCCTCGCCATCGGTGCCGGAGCCCGGTACCTGGCCCGGATCCTCGAAACCCAGTGGGCGGCGTCCGGCAAGAGCTGGGCCGACATGTGGAATGCCATGCGGTCGCTGGCGGCGGCCGGGGCACGGGAGATCCAGCGCGTTATCACCGGTGCGTGGGCGGCGCTGTCGCGTGTAGCGCCCGGTGTCACCGCTGGCCTTGAGCGGGCGTTCGCGATGGCTGGCGCGGCCGGCGTCAGCGCCGCGCGCTCGGTGTCGGCCGCGTGGGACCGGATCGGGGCTAGCCGGGTCGCGGACGGGTTCCGGCTCGCGTTCGGGTCGGTGCTGCAAGCAGCCGGGCAGGCCGCGCAGATGATCACCGGCGTGTTCGGCCGCGCGTTCTCCTCGATGGCTGCACTCGGGCAGCAGGTAGCCGGGGCGCTCGGGCGAGGCTTCGACCAGGTTGCGCAGATCGCCGCGCGGGCCGCGTCCATGGCTGGCACGGCCTGGCACGGGATGGTCCGGACAGCTCAGACGCTCTTCAACGCGCTGGCAAGCGCGTTCGAGGCCGTTGGCAAGGTCATCCAGCGGATCGTCACCGCGATAGGCAACGCCGCATCGAAGACCGCGCGCGTGTTCGGGAAGGAGTTCTCCGCAGCGGCCAGCGAGTCCGTGAGCGGCTTCATGAAGCTCGCGCCGGCGTTCCGCAAGTCGGGCGTCGAGATCGAGCACGTAGCGGAGCAGGCATCCGCGACCCTGGCGAACGGGTTCCTCGACGGGGCCGAGAAGGCGTCGAAGGCCGTGCTCGGCATCGGGAAGTCCGTCGACGAGGTAGAGCAGAAGACGGAGAAGGCCAGGTCCACGCTGGGGGACCTGGGTTCCTCTGTCGCGAAGGCCCTCGGGTCGGCGGCCACGATCGCGGGGGCCGCGATGGCCGGGCTCACCGCCAAGACGGTTTCAACCGGTGTCGGCTACAACACGCTGAACCAGACGGCGCGGGCCGCGTTCGCCACCATCCTGGGCAGCGGCGAGGCGTCCAGGCAGATGATGGACGACATCGCCAGGTTCGCGAAGACCAGCCCGTTCCCGCGTGAGGCGTTCATCGAGGCCAGCCAGCTGATGATCAGCTTCGGCATCGAGACGGGCAAGGTCATCCCCTACCTGGGCGCGGTGCAGGACGCGGTGGCCGCGACCGCCGGGAACGCGCAGGACCTCGGCGAGATCACGACCATCATGGGGCAGATCTCCGCCGCCGGGAAGATCACCGGGACCGACCTGTTCCAGCTGTCGCGCCGGGGCATCAACGCCGCCGAGCTGATCGGGTCCGCGATGGGCAAGTCGGCGGCCACGATCAAGGACGAGATCAGCGGCGGCGCGTTCGACGCCACCGTGGCGCTTGACGCCCTGGCTCAGGGGATGGAGACCCGGTTCGGCGGGGCCGCCGCGAACGTGAAGAGGACGTGGGCCGGCGCTACCGACAGCGTCAAGGGCGCAATGCGGGAAATCGGGTCCGCGATCGTAGAGCCGTTCATCGCCAGGGAAGGCGGCGGCCTCGCCGTCGAGTGGGCGAACAAGCTGTCGTCCCTGCTGTGGACGCTTCAGCCCGTGGTCGAGAAGCTGATGGGCGCGCTGATCGAGGGGCTTACGCCGCTGCTGGAGAAGATCGGGCCGTGGCTTGACTCGCTGACGGAGAAGATCAAGGCCGTCGACTGGGAACCGATCCTGGCCGGGATCAAGCAGTTCGCGCCGCTGATCCTCGGGGCCGGGGCCGCGTTCACGGTAGGGTTCGGCGGCCAGATCGCCGGCAAGATCCCCGGGATCGGCGGCCTGTTCACGAACCTGGCCGGGCCGATCAAGTCCGTCGGCGGCGTTCTCAAGGGGATGGTGCCCGACGGGCTGATGGACAAGCTCGGCTCCATGAAGGGCGTTCTCGGCGGGGTGGCCGCGGGGTTCGGCATCCTGATGGCCGTGTCGCCGGAGTTCCGGCAGGCCGTCATGGAACTGGTGCAGGAACTGGCCAAGTCGCTGATGCCGGTGTTCAAGAGCATCATTGCCGCGATCAAGCCGCTGATCCCCGTGTTCGTGAACCTGGCCAAGACGATCGGCGGCGTCCTGGCCGACGTGATCAGGGCCGTCGTGCCCGTGCTGGCCGCGCTCGTCGGCATGCTCGCCGGGGCGCTGGGCGACATGCTGCCGATGCTCGCGGAAATGCTGGTGCAGGTCGCCGGGGCGTTCACCGAGATCCTGAAGGCCCTGCTGCCCGTGATCCCCGTCGCGATCCAGTTCGTGATGGAAGTGATCAAGGCCCTGCTGCCGCTCGTGCCGCCGGTGCTGGCCCTGTTCAAGGCGCTGGTCGGCCTGTTCATGCAGATGCTGCCGGTCATCATGTCGCTAATCCCGCCGCTGCTGGACCTCGTCAAGTCCGTGTTCGGCGCGCTCAAGCCGATCCTGCCCGCGATCGTGCAGCTCGTCGGCATCCTGGCACAGGCCCTCGTGGCGCTCATGCCGGCGCTCATCGCGCTGCTTCCCCCGTTCATGCAGCTCGTGCAGGTCCTGCTTCCGCCCCTGGTCAAGATCATCGAGGTTCTGGCCAGGGTCCTGTCAGTGGTCCTCACGGCAGCGGTAAACGCGATGGTCGGCAGGTTCAAGACCTTCACCGACGCTGTGGGGACCGTTGTCGGGTGGGTGACGCAGCTGTGGCACTGGATCACCGGGAACAGTCCCGGGCTCGTCCCCGCGTTCAAGCTGCTGGCCTCGGTCGTCGGCAGCGCCGTGTCGTTCGTCCGCGACCTGTGCGTGTCTACTTTCCGGCTGATCGTCGACGCGGTCAAGACCGTGTGGAACACGATAACCGCGGCGTGGAACTTCATCGCCGCGCTGACCCGCAGCACGTGGGAGGCGGTCACCGGGGCCGTCCGTGCCGCGTGGGACTGGGTGCGCAAGATCGTGTCCGACGCCACCGACTTCGTGCGCAAGCTCATGGCCGCCGTGTGGGCATCGATCCTTAACAGCACGAAGTGGACCTGGGACGCGATCAAGAACGTGATCAGCTCCGTGTGGGACTGGATCAAGTCCATCGTGTCCGGCGCCCTCGGCTGGCTCCGCGACAGGATCGCGCAGGCATGGGAGTTCCTGCGGAACCTCACGGCGCAGGCATGGGGCAAGATCCGCAACGTCGTCCACGACGCGTGGGAGAGGATCAAGGACACCGCGCAGCGCGCCTGGACCTGGCTGAAAGACAAGCTCGCGGGCGTCTGGGACAACATCAGGAACACGGCGAAGACGGCATGGGAAGGCGTCGTCAGCGTCATCAGGGGGGCATGGGAAGGCGTCAGGAAAGCGGTCGGCACACCCGTCTTCCACGTCGCTGACAAGATCCTGAAGCCGCTGCTGACCGGCATCAACAAGGTACTCAAGGTCATCCCGGGCATCCCCGAGGTGCCGACGAGCTGGATCGACAGCATCCCGCACTACCAGCGCGGCGGGCGGATCCCCGGCGGGTGGGGCGGCGGCGACACGCAGCCCGCCCTGCTCGAACCCGGCGAATGGGTGCTCACCAAGCACCAGGCGAAGGCCATCGGCTACAACCGGCTTCGCGGCCTTCCCCGCTACCAGGAAGGCGGCCTGGTCGGGCAGAACCCCCTTGCGCCCCGCCTGCCCGCCTGGATGGAGAGGGCAGCGGGCCGCGTGGCCGGGGGCATCGAATGGCTGTGGGACGGCTTCAAGTCCGTGACCAGCCTCGACGGGCTGTTCGGCCTCGGCAGGAAGCTGTGGGACAAGACCACCGGTTTCCTGCGCACGGGCACCGCCGAGATGCTGCGCGAGCTGACCAGCCCCATGCGGAACCTCGTCGCCGGGTACGAGAACGACCCCAGCGTCATCAAGCGGTTCATGCACGCGCTGCCCAACCAGGTCCTCGACTCGGTCATCGGGTTCATTCAGGGCAAGGAAGGCATGGGGGCGGGCGGCATCGTGCCGCTGGCCATGGGCTACGACGGGCACCGGTACGTGTGGGGAGGCCCCGCCAACCCGGAGCAGGGCTGGGACTGCTCCAGCTTCATCAACTTCCTCGCGGGCACCATCGGCCTGCCGCTGCCCGGAGGGTTCCGCGCCCCCAGCTCCCAGCACGGGCCGGTGACGACAGACTGGCTCGGGTTCGGCGGCATGCAGACCATCGGGCACGGCGCGATGGACGCGGGCGACATCGCGGTGAACCCGGCGCACATCATCCTCGTGACGGGGAAGGGCGGGCAGGGCTTCGCCGCCCGGTCCACCGCGACCGGCACCGGGCCGCAGCGGGTCACCGGGGCGTACACGATCCGCCGCTGGCCCGGCATGACCCCGGAGTCGGCCA